GTCGATGCCCTTGCCAGAGGTGCCCATGACGAGGTCGCCACCGAGCCACACATCATCTTGATTGACATACAAGGCATATGCGGCGGTGTTAGTCCCTGTGGCGGTAGTAGGCGCACCGGAGATACGCACCGTCGAGGCCAGCACCGTAGTCCCAGAGCCAGCAACCTCGAAGGAGCGGAATAATGCCCCGTCAATACTACCGATGGTTCCCCCACGTACAAAGCCAACGTTGAAATCCAACCCAATATTGGTGTGATTGGTGCCACTAGTGTAAGTACCGCGAACCTTTATGAACGAGTCACCTGAACTACCGGATGTCTTATCAACGTCAATATCTATTGCATTTGCAGCATCAGGAGTAGTGCCGATGCCCAACGCATCATCGACTACAAGAGTCCCTGTGACATTCGCGAACCCAGAGCCTTCAACTTTGGGGTTGATGAGCAGGTTGGTGCCGTTATACCTGAGCGTCGCGTCGTCGCCAGCGCCCAGATACAGGAACGTCGAGTCGGAACGCAGCAACAGATTAGTCGTGACTATGGCTTGACTGGCAGCAGATATAGTCAGGTCGCTGCTGCTGGTGCTGATGGTGGTGGCTTCTTGGAAAGCGAAGGCTCCGGCGGAGTAAAACAGCCGGTTGCTACCCTCGAATGCATACTCAAACCGGGGGCCACCGTGGTTGTAAGCGAAGGAGGCCGCGTTGTTCGCGTCCGGGTCACCGAAGTAAATCAGCCCATAAGCAGAATTAGGCGTGAGAATGCTCATGCCGCCGTGGGTTGAGTTTTCGAGGATTAGCTCGTCGCCGTTGGCGTTGGCAGTGACAGTATTGCCACCACCGTCCGCTGTTGCCCTCCAGATATGAAAGCCATCCCCGTCAGGTGCGGGCGGGCTAGTCCCTAGCCCAATCATCACCCCGCCAGTACCCACAACATTTTCCAGGTAGGTGTCGTTACCGTCGTAGAACAGGTCAACATCCCCGCCCGTTCCGAGTGTGATGTTCACGTTGTCGTTGAACGTCTGGTCAGCCGTCCACGTACTGGCAGAAGAGAGAGGCGATGAATGGGTATATCTAGAATCTGCTAGTGTCATTAGTACACCCCGTAGAAATCAACGCCATCACCATTTTGGGCAGCGTCGATATAAATCTCGCTAAGTAGCCAGCCATGTGAGCTTACAAGGCTTAGTACGGCACCAGCAGCAAGCCCACTATTCGTTGAGCTATCGACATCCGAGCCACCAACAAAAATGCGGCCTGAGTTATCAGTTTCCGCAACGATAGTAAAAGTCTTATAGCGTTTGCCATTATCAGCAGCTAACGCTTCTGCTGTGCCTGCGCTAGCTACCGCTTGGTAGCCAGAGATAAGCGACCCTGCAATTGAATTAGCCATTAGTCAGTCTCCTTCTCACGAAGTGAGAACCCATTCTCCGTGAACTCGATGTCATCGGTACTCAGGCTACCGTCTGCCAACTGCTTCATCACACTGAGCGTTTCCATGAATGCCTGACGTAATGACTGGTGCGTCATATAGAGATGGCCATAAGCATCATAGATATCCTCAGGCACTACTTCGATTCAAGGGCTGCGATGCGCTCATCCAGCGCCTTCAGTCCGAGAAGGGTGTAGCCGAAGGTATTGACGGGGTTGAGGATGCGACCATGGTGATGCATCGCCCACGGTGCGTCATCAGCCATGATGCCCGTGTAGGTTGTCTCGATGTCACCAGTAGTCGTAAGGCGCTCGTCTGACTCACTCTTTTGCTTGTAGTGGAAGTCGTAGACAGGCGTTGCAATAAGCTGCCTGAGGGTCGCTTGGGCATCAGTGCGTTCACGTTCTATGTTCTTGAAGGCACGTACTGAACCAGCGGCGGCCCAATCAAGTGCAGCACCCGCACCACCAGAGGTCAGTTGTTCTCCGTCAGAACCAACGCCATCAGCCCCTGCAGTGAGGGTTGAGCTAATAGTGAGGTTGACGGGAATGATGACGTTCGTGCCATCACAGGTGATGCTGCGAACAGGGTCAGACGCACCACCATTTCCGTAGTAGACATCTACACGGGAATTCTCGTTGTCAATCCAAACACCCTTGAAACTAGCGCTACGTGGGCCTGCCATAGTCATTCCTCCTGCTTGCCGGTTGGTTACGGCTTGGCACTCTAGGAGGGGCTCAGTTTTGCCCCAGCTAGGCTATTCGGTTGTGCGATGCCCCCGCTTCTCATGGGCACGCAGTGATGCTAACGCACCGGCCTTAGACTTACCAGTAACTTCAAGACTGCAGGTCTCACAAGTTACCGTGTAGGAAGCTGCTGGTGTAGGTTCGTCTGGCGCTTCGCTAACGACCTGACGAATTGCCTCCTGTCCAACTGACCCTACTGTCTCTGCTGGGGTAAGTTGCTGGCCTGATGTAAGGCGCTCGACGAGTGCCTGCAAGGCAAGTGTGTTGGTACGAGAGAACTCACGGTCTTCTTCACGAACCCGGTCTTCCTCATCCTTCTGGATAGTCTCCCAAGCACGCTTGTGCGAGTGAGCCATGTGTGACTCTAGTGCAGCCTGGGAGGGAATGTTCTGTTTGATACAAGCTACAAATCCCATCGCGTGCCACTTTGCTGCCAATGGGTGATTGGAGTTTAGGTAGCAAGGCAACTTTGTTCCTTCGGGACGCTCACGAATGGACAGCGGTACATCTTCGTACCTGAACACAAATACCGACTGCCCCGTAAGCGGGCCGGTCTTGATGCGCTGTTTCGCAAGGTCACCCACCATATAGGGTAGGGCATAGGAATGAATCCCTGTCTCCCTTGCCCACATAGACACGAGATTTCTGTAGCGGATATCTGTTACTTCTCCAGAAATCTCGCTGTCATTACTGGAAAGTGACTCGCCAACCTGCATCCCAGGGCTTACGTTTGACGTAAGCGTAGTTGCCTCTACTTGGTCTGAGATGGCCTGTGCCTGCTGCTGGATGTTTGTCGTCATCTGTCCACCTTTATATAGCGTCCATGCACACTCTGGTGCAGTTGCGCTTTCTCGGTATTCTCCAACCCAATCAAGAAGTTCTCCTGAGTGACTGTTCTTGCAGCCGGGTCAACCTCTTTCGGAAAACCATTCCTATCGCGCATCCAGTCAGCGTAGTCCCTGATTGAGGCAACGGTCTCAATATCCTGACGATGGTCTCGAACAGACCCTCCCACAATCTGGAACTCCTCCGCTGTGAAAAGTAGAGATGGCCCAAGGTAGTAGAACCACGTACCAACGTAGGTGTCACGCAGGACGTGAACCTCTTGGAATCGTCCTCTTGACATCCCGTCGTACATGGGGGTGTTGTACTCACGTAAGTAAGTTGCAGGTTCGTCAGACATCACGTCACTGACCGGCACGTAGAACGTGTCAATTTGCTCGCCTACAGGTAACTTACCGACGTTAGTTACTCCAGCCATATCTACCAAACCTTCCCCTCTCTTCCCTAAAGGGAAGAGAGGGGAATTGAGTCACTTACTAGACTGTCCAGTCACGGTTGGCCTCGATGAGAATGTAGTCCACATCCATGACCACGCCACCAGCGGTTGTATCCACGGCGTCAATCATGAGCAGTACAGCAAGGTCGGTAGTCGTTGAAACCGCACCTGTTACCGTCTGCAGCAGAACTCCATCTATATACCAGCGTGCCGTGCCATCGTTACTGACCGTGAGCTTCAGAACCTGGAACTCACCAGCAACGGCATCATCATTCAGGTCAACATCCGTTGAGGTCGTTGCGCCTGTGGTAGTCCCACCGTTGTAGACACCATGCCAGTCCTCATCATCGGTAAGTTCAGAACCAATGAAGAACCCACAGAGGTCAGATGCCGTGAGGGTAAGGGTCGTGCCCGTACCAAACATCTGCTCACCCTTGATGACACCAACGCCATCGGTAACTACATCGGTCAGCCCGAAGTAGGCGCGCTTAGTATCAAGGTCATCGAATCGAACACGCGCTTCAATCATGATGCCACCGTTCAGCGCCATGTCGAAGCATTTGCTCGTAGTGAAGCCTACGGAATGGTCTGCCTCATCGGTTGTCTGAAGCTGCACGACACCATTGAGGCCATCTGCGTCAAGACCGTTGATGCCAGAGTCAGTCTCAGCCAGTCCTTGACCAACTACTCGTAGACCACCAGGTGTGAAGAAGGGAACAGTTGCGGGTGCAGCCGTACTACCTTCTGGAACCTCGAACCCAACGAAGTCATCGAAGATACGAATCTTACCAACGCCTGATTCAGCCATTTCTTTCTCCTTTGTGGGGTAGTCACTCGCACCCAGGTAAGCGCGAGCGCTGTTCTAACTAGCTACGACTACGATGGAGTCGTTGCGTCAGCGAGGATTTCAAACGACCAGTTACCAGCCGAGCGCTGCCCGTAGGCAAACTCGTCGGTCATGGTCACGGCGTTTCCACCACCACCGCGACGGGGCATCCGCTCCATCTCGGTCTTGATGGTCGCACCACTTACGAGAACCCATGCTTCCTTGGCGAACACATAGGACTTTGCGTCCGAGCTAACAATCGGGATGTTGCCATCCTCGAAGACTCCAACTCCTGCGATAGGCAGGTTGAAGCCACCCGTGAACACCGTTGCTGTGCTGCCCTCAGGAATCGGGTATGTCCCAACACCAGCGGTCAACTCATCGAACATGTCCTTGATAACAAAGCCATGTGCAACACAGGAGATACCTGTGACACCACCACGCTCTGTCGTGTTGGACGTGATGCGGTATCGTGCCGCAGCTATGTCACCAACAGAGATGGGCGTACCCGTCGTGCCCATCGTATTCGAGGACGTGTCGAGGGCAGTGATGCCATCATCGTCCTTCTTCCGCATCATCGCGTTACCAGCGAGTGACCCCATCTGGGCAAGACCGACACGCGAGAGATTGCGCTGTGCCTTATCCGTAATGAAGGTCGTAATCTGAACCATCTGTGGGGTGATGGTGATTGCCGAGTCATCGTACCGCTGGAAGTTCTCATTGAGAGTCGTCTCATCAATGGAAATCGCGTTCAACTGCTCGTAGAGCAGTTCCTTCCACGACGTACCCGTGTTGGCGTCAAGCGTGACGTTATCTACCAACTGGGCAACGACGCCTTCGTACTCTCGACGGGAACGGCCAGAAGCCGAAACCGTATCCAGTGAATCAGCCAGAACTAGAGTGGTGTTGTCACCAGTAGCCATAGCTGGACTCCTTTCTAGATGGGCAAGCCAAGACGCTTAGCAGCGTCTATAACTACCTTTGTTCTGTTTACTTCACCGCGACCGTAGCGGTTATAGAGTTCCTGGTCTGAGACTTCGGCCCCACTGCCATTGCGTGGGATAGCCATGTCCAGGTCGGGATTCTTCGATGAAGTTTGGCCAGTAGCCTGTGTTCTGAAAGCCTGTAGGGCAACGGTGTTTGCCATAGCTGCAGCCTCGAACAACGAAACAGAGTCTTTCGCTGTCCTACCTTGCTGCCACATAGCACGCACTTCTGCTAACTCCTCGCCAGCAGGGTCAAGCCCTGTTCCAGCGAGTGACTGTTTCATCAACGCAGACGCTTTTCGGTAACTTGCATCGAACCGCTGTTCTGACGCTTCATTCTCAGTTTCACTTTGGATAGTGCTGACTGCTTCTGCTAGGTCGGCAGGGTCACCGTTCTTGGTGTAGTTATCCAAGAGTGTGGCCACTGTTCGCCTAAGGCTTCCAATCTCAGTGCCATGCTCCAATCGGAGCGTATCCAGCGCAGAAAGAATCTCATCCTGACGCCGCTGAGCACTGACTTGTCCACCACGCTGTGACTTCAGGTCATTGACTTGCTTAGTAAGTTCGTCAATCTTCTGGTCACGACCGCCAACATCTTCCGTAGTTTGTTCCGCAGGCGACGCTTGTGTCGCTTCTTCTGCAGGACTCGCTTCCAAAGTAACCGGGAAATCGTCATCAGCCATTCCAGACTCCTTGGTAGTCCACCTGTATAAGTACAGGGTTGCTGCCTGTGCAAAGACTAAGCTGCTACGTAGTTACTGTCAACGAGCTTGCTGGAGATTCATCAGGTCACTTCCCGTTCTTGTCGGAGTTTTTGTCCCTGTCGGTACACCTGTTGGTGCCTCTGTCGGTACACCTGTTGTTGCTGGTGGTAGTGCAACAGGAGGCTCAGTTGTCTTGCCAGCCGTCTCGCAAGGAGGGTCAACGCTTGATGGGGCAATATCACCTTCTTGTGCCATCCTCATTTTCAGCACTGCACGGGCCACATCACGAGCGCGACGAATAACCCCCTCAAGGATTACCGTCCTCGTTTCTGTATCCTGGCGCTGATACATAGGATGAGCAATAGTGGAACCAAGTGCCTCGGTGATGCCACAACCTGACAGACGCTGGTATTCGGTACGCCATGCAGGACTAAGTTCAATGTCGCCCAGTTTTCTGGACACCCTTCCTACCTCTACGCCAGTATTTTCAAGTTCAACGTCAATAGTTGATATCGCATCAGGAGAATACTGGATAGGCAGCCACCATGACCCAGGTCTTACCGATTCTTCACCAAACGCATTTAGCTGGGGCTCAAGCTCATCAGTCATCCCAGGCAATCCATACTGCCATGCCTGCCAGAATGAGTGGTCTATCGTTCTAAATGTGGGGTCAAGCGCCTGCGCCGTTGTACGCAGGAGAGAACTATAGGGAACCATAGAGCCTGCCATTTTGCGGAGCCACCGCACCATCTTGTACGTCTCATCACCTGAATTGAGTACCTCTAGCAAATCCGAAACACCATTCATGAACGTCTGGCTTGTCAGGTTCTCTGCCATGCTCATGATGGCTAGCCCTGCTGCCTCTGCAGCAGACTCGTCCTCGCCTCTTTCCATAAAGTTAGCGACTGCTCCAATCTGTGAGAACACTTGGTTGAACGGTTCAAGGCGTTGGTACTGAATCCAGGTACTTCCCATTTTGATTGCAAAAGGAAGCTTTCCTTCACGATAGAAGCGGTCGCGCTCACCTGGGTCAGTTGGCGCAGCAGTAGTAATCTTTCTGT